TCCCGAGCCGCGGACTGGTCGCTCGCTGCCGGCGCCATGCAGCGCGCAGGCAGCGTGCTCGTCGGAGCCGTCGAGGCGCCGACGCGCGCCGCCATCGACTTCGAGAGTGCGTTCGCCGGCGTCAAGAAGGTCGTGGACTTCGGCGACGCCGGCGGGGCCGAGCGGCTGCGCAAGACGCTCATCGGTCTGAGCAAGGAGATCCCGATCACGGCCTCCGGACTCGCCGACATCGCGGCCTCCGGCGGGCAGCTCGGTGTCGCCGAGGGCGACCTGCAGGCGTTCGTGGACATCGCGGCCAAGATGGCGACGGCCTTCGACATGACGCCGGCCGCCGCCGGCGAGGCGATGGCGAAGCTGTCGAACGTGTTCCAGATCCCGGTGCTCGAGACCGGCCGGCTCGGCGACGCGATCAACCACCTGAGCAACAACACAGCGGCGAAGGCCGACCAGATCGTCGACGCGGTGGCCCGCATCGGCGGCACCGCGCGGCAGTTCGGCCTGTCGGCCACCGACGCGGCCGCGCTCGCCGACGCCTTCGTGGCGCTGGGCAAGCCACCCGAGGTGGCGGCGACGGCCATCAACTCGATGCTGCTCAAGCTCCAGACGGCGGACAAGCAGGGCAAGGCGTTTGCGGGCGGGTTGGCGAAGCTCCGCTACTCGACCTCCGAGCTGGCCAGCAACATCCGCGAGGACGCGCAGGCGGCGCTGTACGACTTCGTCGTGAGGCTAGGGGAGCTCGACCGGTTCTCGCGCGCTGGCGTGCTCACTGACCTCTTCGGGGCCGAGTACGCCGACGACATCAGCCTGCTCGCCGGCAACGTGGAGGCGTACCGCAAGGCGCTGGAGCTCGCCAACGACACGGGCCAGGTGGCGGGCGCCATGCAGCGCGAGTTCGACGCGCTGGCCGACACGAGCGCCAATCGGTTGCAGCTCCTCGAGAACCGCTGGGACGCGCTGAAGATCGGCATCGGAGACCGCTTCCTGCCGGTGCTCGAGAGGACGCTCGAGGCCATCACGCCGGTGCTCGAGCACATCGAGCGGTGGATCGACGACAACCCGAAGCTCGCTGATGGGATCCTCATGGCGACCGCGGGCGTCGGGCTGTTCCTCGCGGCGGTCGGGGGCATCGGGGCCGCCGTGAGCGGCGCTGTCGTCTCGCTCGCAACGCTCAAGTGGGCCATGGCGAGCCTGGGTGTGAAGACGGGGCTCGGAGGCATGGTCGCTGGCGCAGGCCGCGGCATCGGCAGCGCCTTTGGCAAGCTCGGCGGGTGGGCCGTGCGCGGCTTCCTGGGTGCGGCCGCCTTTCTCGGTCCCCGCCTTGTCGCCCTGCTTGGGCGTGTCGTTGGCATCCTCGGCGGCCCGGTCGGGTGGATCCTCGGCGCCCTGACCTTCGTGATCCCGCTCGTCATGGAGCATTGGGACGAAATCTCGGCGTGGTTCGGCGAGCTGTGGGAGGGCATCTCTCGGTGGGCCTCCGAGGCATGGACGAAGATCGGGAAGTGGCTGACCGACGCGATTCAGCCCATCAAGGACGCGTGGAGGCCGGTCGGTGCGTGGTTCGGCGAGCTGTGGGACGAGATCGCGACCGTCGCCGAGTCGGCCTGGGAGGGGATCGCCGGCTGGGTCGGCCGCAATCTGCTCGACCCGTTCCGCGAGGCGTGGGAGCCCATCGGGCGGTGGTTCGAGGGCTTCTGGGATGCGATGGTCTCGGTGGTCGCGGGCGCGCTCCGGAGCATCGACGATTTCATCGCCAACTCCACGCTCGGCGCGCTGTCAGGTGGCACAGAAGGCGCGCTCAACTTCGCCAAGTCAATGCCGGGCATCGGCCCCGTTGCGCAGCTCATCGAGACGGCCTTGGACCTCGCGGGCGACAAGCCGGCGGACGGCCCCGCGGTAGCTGCCGCCGGCGCCGCGGAGTCGCGCCAGCTCCACGTCACCAACCACTTCCGCATCGAGGCCGGGGTCGATGGGGATGCGCTACGCGACAAGGTCCTGGCCATCATCGACAACCAGACGGAGGCGCTGCGCCGGACCTTCCTCTTCGAGGAGGCCGAGCCATGATGATGCAGCTCGGCGACTTTCCCTTCGGCATCGCCACGGCGGCCTACGAGCGACTGCGGCGCCGCACCGGCTGGGCCTGGGCGGCGCAAGACCGGCTGGGGCGCGCGCCGGCGCAACAGTTCGTGGGGCCGGAGACCGTCGAGGTAGAGCTGGACGGTGTCGTGTTGCCGCATTGGAGCGGCAAGCCCGATCCCCTCGGGCTGCTCCGCACCGCGGCGAGTGAGGGCCAGCCCCTCGACTGGGTCGACGGGGATGGCTACTACCACGGGCTGTGGGTGGTCGTCGCCATCGACGAGGACGAGACCGGCTTCATGGCACACGGGAAGCCGCTCGAGGTCGGCTTCCGCGTCCGGCTGCGCGCCTATGGGGAGGATGCGTGACACGCTACCGGACCCAGGAGGGTGACGTGCTCGACCGGGTGTGCTGGAAGCACTACGGCCGGACCGGCGGTGTCGTGGAGCTCGTCCTCGAGGCCAATCCGGGGCTCGCGGGCCGCGGGCCCGTGCTCCCGATTGGCATGGACATCGTGCTTCCAGACGTGCCTACCGAGCGGGCGCCGGCGACCGTGAGGCTGTGGTCGTGAAGGTCGCCTGGTCCATCCTCGCAGACTCCGTCGACGTGACGGCCACAATCGCCGACAGGCTGCTGTCCATGCGCCTGACCGACGAGGCCGGCGTGCGGTCTGACACGTTCGAGATGCGGCTCGACGATCGGGCTCCGCACATCGCCTTCCCCCGCACATCGGTCGAGCTCGAGGTCGCCATGGGCTACGCCGGGCAGGTCCAGCCCATGGGGCTGTTCGTCGTGGATGAAGTGAAGCTCAGCGGCCCCCCGGACGCGCTCGAGGTTCGAGCGCGGGGGGCCAATTTGACCGGCCGCAGCACGACCCCCGGGAAGTCGGAGGGGCTCAAGGAGGTGCGAACGCGCTCGTTCGACGCGGTCACGTTGGGTGAGCTCGTGCAGCTCGTTGGGAGCCAGGCCGGATGGGCCGTCAACGTCTCGCCGGCGCTGGCGGGCGTTGCGCTGGGCCACGTGGACCAGGTGGCCGAGTCGGACTGGCACCTGCTCACCCGCCTCGCCGTCGCCCACGGCGCGACTATCAAAGCCGCTGGTGGCGTGGTTGTCGTCGTGCCTGAGAACAGCACGGTCTCGGGGTCGGGCACGCCGCTGCCCGCTATCGAGGTGGCCTCCGGCCAGGTCCGTCGGTGGTCCTTCGTCCACAATGAACGCACGGCCTACGCCCGCGTGCGCGCTGGCTACTGCGACAAGGAGGCCGCCGCCTGCCTCGTTGTCGAGGTCGGCGCCACCGAGGGGCCAGCCCTGGAGCTCCGAAGGCAGTACGCAGACCACGGCGCAGCCATGGCGGCCGCGGAGGCCGCCTTCAACCGGTCCCGGTGTAGCTCCGAGAAGCTGCAGCTCGAGCTCGTCGGTGATGCCCGCATCGGCACGGGCACGCCGCTGGAGCTCGCGGGCCTACGCTCCGAGCTGAACGGGCTCTGGCGGGTCAAGCGAGGCGACCACCGCATCGACCGCAGCGGCTACACCACCAGCGTGGAGTTGACCCGATGCGTGGCATGAATCGCACGACCGGCGGGACGCTGGAGGGGCTGGCGCACGTCCGTCAGTCCGTGGCCGACATCCTCTCGACGCCGGTGGGCTCCCGCGTGATGCGCCGCGAGTACGGCTCGCGGCTGTACGAGCTCGTCGACGCACCGCTCAACGCGGCCACTCGGCTCGCGATGATCGCGGCCACGGCCCAGGCTCTCCGCACGTGGGAGCCGCGCCTGCGCGTCGTGCGGGTCCAGGTCGCGCTGACGGCGCAGGCGCGCGCACGTATCGACATCACCGCGGTCTACCGCGAGACCGGCGCCACCGTCGTGCTGGAGGGCATCCTGCTATGAGCGGCCCCATCGACCTGTCGAAGCTGCCGGCGCCCGAGGTCATCGAGCCGCTGAGCCACGAGGAGATCCTGGCGGAGATGCGCGCGGACCTCGAGGCGCGCGACCCTGCGTACTCGGCCTGGGTCGAGTCCGACCCCGGGGTCAAGCTGCTCGAGGTGTGCGCGTACCGCGAGCTCCTGGTCCGCGCCAGGGTCAACGACGCCGCCCGCTCCGTGCTCGTCGCCTTCGCGACCGGGACCAATCTCGACCACCTCGGCGCACTGTTCGGTGAGGCGCGCCTCGAGGGCGAGGGCAACGCGGCCTACAGATCACGCATCCCGCTCGCGCTGGAGAAGGCCAGCGTTGCCGGCCCGGCAGGCGCCTACGAGGCTCACGCTCGCGCGGCAGACGACGACGTGAAGGACATCGCGGTGTTGTCGCCCTCTCCCGGCTTGGTGCGGGTGGTCGTGCTCAGTCACGGCGGCGACGGCACCCCCGGGGCCGACCTGCTGCTGGCGGTCCACGCTGCGGTCAGTGCAGAGACAGTGAGGCCGCTCACCGACACCGTTGAGGTGGTGCCGGCCGCCATCGTGTCGTACGAGCTCGAGCTCGCCCTGGTCGTGCACCGAGGCCCGGACAAGGAGCTTGTTCGCGCTGCGGCCCGTGACGTTCTCATCGCCTTCGCCGACGAGCAGCACCGCCTGGGCGGGTCGGTCGAGCCCATCGCCGCGCTCGCGCTCCTCGCGGCGGCCAAGCTCCACCCGGCGACTGCCAAGGACACGATCGTATCGGCGGCGTTGCTCTCTCCGACGGATGTCGTCGTCGAGGGTCCCCAGGGGGCTCCGTACTGTGCGGGCGTGAACGTCACCGCACAGTACGCCGATGAATAGCCTGCTGCCACCGAGCACCACTGCGCTCGAGCGGGACTTCGAGGCTTCCGCGGCCCGCATCAGCGACGTGCCCGTCCCGTTGACCCAGCTCTGGGATCCCGCCTCCTGCCCGCTCGCTCTTCTGCCCTGGTTGGCCTGGGCGCTCTCTGTCGACGAATGGGATTCGGCCTGGCCTGAGTCGGTCAAGCGCCAGGTCGTGGCTCGTTCGGCGGAGATGCACCGGAAGAAGGGCACCCCGTGGGCCGTCCGCGCCGCGCTCGTCGCGCAGGGCTACGAAGATGTCGAGCTGCACGAAGGGCTCCCTGCGATGTTGTACGACGGCAGCGACACCTACGCGGGCGTGGACCGGTTCGACGGCGAGGCGCGGTGGGCGGTCTATCGCATCGTGCTCGACCTCGGTGGGATCAAGCCGTTGACCGAAGCCGAGCGGGCTCGGATTCGCGCGTCGCTCTCTCGGGTCGCGCCGCTGCGGTGCCACCTCCGCGAGCTCGCCTGGCGCTCGACGGTGCGCGATTCGCTCGACGCGCTGGACCATCCCACCGTCGCGGTGGCCGTTCGGCCGGACGACGTTTGGCCGCTCGGGCTCCGCTATGACGGGAGCATCGCGCACGACCAGGCTCAGGTCACGCGCCACGACGCCACGAAGCAGTACGACGCTGCCGTGCTCTACACGGGTCGCCACGGCGAGCTGGAGCGCTACGACACGCGCACCGACGAGCTCGACGTGGCGGTCGGCACCGTGCTCGCCGACTCGCCCGAGGCGCAGGCCCTCTACAACGGCACGCTCTACTACGGCGGCGTCCTCGCGGGACCCGCCACGTCGCCGCTTGACGGTGTGCTGCGCTTGGCGCTGACGCGGTGGACCTTCGCAGACGGCGCCAGGGCTCACGATGGCTCGCTCACCTACGCAGGGAAGCAGGTCGAAGTCGAGGCGTGGGCATGAAGCTCCAAGAGCGCATCGCCCCGAGCGGGCGCTTCAAGCTCATCGCCCGGCGCCCTGACGGGGCCGTCGTCTGGAGGCTCGACGAGGCGAATGTCGTCACTGTGCTGGGCAAGGCCGCGCTGGCGAGGCTCCTGGGGGCGGCCGCGGCCGACGATCGAGTCACCCAGATCGCCTTCGGCACGAGCGGATCGGCGGCCAGCCCCGACGACACCGCCATCGCCAACGCCTTCATCAAGCCCGTCGACGAGGCAGTGCCGAGCGAGGGCGGCCACATCACGTTCCACTGGACCCTCGGCCTGGCCGAGGCCAACGGCATGGCCATCCGCGAGTTTGGTCTCCTGACAGCGGGCGGCGAGCTGTTCGCGCGCAAGAGCCGCGACACCGCCGTCATCGACAAGGAGATCGACATCTCGCTCGAGGGCGAGTGGACCTTGATCTTCTAAGGAGGGAGCCGTGGCGTTCGTTGCCGAGCAGGACCAGTGGGAAGAGGGCGTCTACCAGATCGAGACCACCGATCCGGTCCAGGGTGGCCCCGACGGCGTGGCCAACCTGCCCTCCAAGCACCTGGCCAATCGCACGCGGCACCTCAAGGGGCGCACCGACGCGCTCCAGGAGCAGCTTGACGGCTTCGAGGACGGGATCGGCGAGGGCGCCCTCAACGCCTTCTGGGCGCAGCTCGGCGTCAACGCCTCGGACATCGCCCTGCTCTGGCGCAACTTCGACACACTCAACCAGACCAACACCCAGCGCGGCGAAGTGCTGGTCAAGAACCGCGGCGTCGTCGACGGCTGCGAGGTCACCAAGAGCCTGAGCGCGACCCGGAACCTCCATATCGAGGGCGGGTCGATCTTCATCCGCGGCCTGGCGTGGACGGTAGCGCAGGAGGACAACGCGGCGGCCGTGCCGGAGAACCCGGGCGCAAACCCGGGGGTCTGCTACGCCTACTTGTACGAGCCGGAGGGGGAGGAGGGCACTTGGCAGCTCGCCGTCACCGCCATCGGCGACCGGCCGGACGACGACGCTCTCGAGCTGGTCAAGGTGACTATCCCTGCGGGCAACAACGAGATCAACGACCCGAACCTCGACAACGTCACGCTCGAGGTCGTCGCTCGCTGGGAGCCCTACTGGCCGACGATCCAGCTCTTCCCCGCGGAACACCTCATTCCGCTCAGCCGGCCGCTCGACGGCAAGTACGCCGTGGTCCTCGATATCGTCGATTTCGACGGTCCGGAGCCGAGCCACCTGGTGGCGCCCGACCACTGGCGCGACGACTGGTCGTTCAAGCTCATCCAGGCCGGCCTGGCCGACAACGTCCTCGTGCGCTGGCGCGTGCACACCCCGTAGGAGGCCCACGTGACTGTGTTCTTCTCGCGCGACACTCTTCGCACCCAGGTCGAAGCAGCCTCCGGCGGCCGAGTCACCGTGCTCTACGACGAGCTGGGCATCCCCGCGTACATGTGCGTCATCCCGAAGATGCGCTACGAGGACCTCGACCTCGATGCCGAGCTCGGCGTGGGCGTCATGACGGCGTTCATCAAGGACGGCCAGGAGCTGTCGGAGATCTTCATCGGGCAGTACGAAGCCCACGTCATCACGGGTCGCGCCGTTTCGCTGCCTGGGTTCGATCCGGCGCGCGTCTCCTTCGACTCCGCGCGCGCTGCCTGCGTCGCGCGTGGTCCCGGCTGGCACATGATGACCGCGCACGAGTGGGCGGCGCTCGCCTACCTCGCTGCCGCCACGTCACAGCCGCGCGGCAACACCGATCTCGGGCGGAACCTCACCATGAACCACGAGGTCGGCCGCCGCGTCGACGGGGCCGCGCCAGGCACCGGCGGCGACGGCCGGACCTACACCGGCAGTGGCCCGCTGTCCTGGCGCTTCCAGGGCGATCCGTTCGGCCCGGCCGATCTCGTGGGCAACGTCCCGACGTGGGTCGACGGACTGAAGCTCGTCGACGGCGAGATCTTCGCGCCGGCAGACAACGACTTCGGGCTCGACGAAGCTGAGTGGCCCGACACCGACAAGTACTTCGACAGCCCCGTCGCGGGTGACGGCGCGCCCGGCACCAACCTGGGAGCGCCCGTTCTCACCGACGCCATCGTCAATCACGCCGGCACCCCCGGCAGCAACGCGAACGAGGACTACTGTACGGCGGCAGCGTGGAATGAGATGGGCATGGCAGGTGGCTACGTCACCAGCCAGGCGCTCCGCCGCCTCCTCATCGAGCCAGCTCCCTTTGTGTCTCTCCCGGCGGGCGGCCTCAACGTCCGGAACTACGGCGAGCGCATGCCACAGCGTGGGGGCAAGTGGTCTTCCACGCTCGAGCCCGCCGCCGGCATGGCCGCCCTCAACTTGCTCTACGCGCGTACCCAGCTCGCCGGGTTCCGGGTCGCGTACATCCCCTGATGAGAGGTGAACCGATGTTCCGCTCCGTCATGCTGTTCCTGTCCCT